TGGAGGCTCATCTGCATCAATATTCAGCCAGGGGTATTTCTTTCTCCAACCCCGCAGAGAACTCCGGCGCTCGTTCTGTTCTTCCAGAATAGTTGAAATGAAATCTCTCGATGCCATAAATCTCCTAGAAATTCAAAAATCTTGCGCGGGGTGCGTATCTGTTCTGATAAGAGCCACGTGCCCTCGGAGCTATCCCCATGTATTCCTGAAGCCAGGGGTAATTCCCCAGGAAATCCTGAAACTGTAGTGACGGCAAGCCCCCACTAGACCTAATCTCCTGCCCTAACTGCCCCAGGTATTGACCGTAGAGGTCGTCATAGCGATACCCGTAATGCCTACGCATCGGCATACTGAGCTCTGGCAAAAAACTTTGGAAAGTTGCTCTAGGATTACTTCTTAAAAAGTCCTGCCCCACTCCGTGTTGTCCGTATGGTTGACTGTAATAAATTTGTTGAGGCATTTTACCCCCTCCTTTGATTACCTCGCTAAGTATTTTTGTAACCAGGTTATAAAGGGAATCATAGGGCTCTCAGCCATCCACTGACTGTAAAGAGTCCCGAAGTTATTGAACATCCAGTTTTTAAGTGGCTCGGCCAAGTTTAATCTATCGACATAAGCAGCAAAGTCGTTTTGCTCGTTGCCTGTAGTAGCCGATTCTTTCACCGCTTTAAGGGGTACACGCTGTGCCATTTGCAGTGACCGCTCCCTAGTCGCCTCATACTGTGCCTTCGCCTTTTGAACCCAGGCAGAGATAAGGGGACCGCTCTGTAAACCCCCGACCTCTTTATAGAAAGGCAATCCGCTAACATCCCAACCGAGGTTCATCTTATACTTCGCATCGTCCATTATCTCTTGATATTTACCGGGAGTCATAAACCGGCTCATCTGCTGGTCCAAGGTTGCCAGTTTATTATCGGCATCGGTGTTATACATGTTCAAGGAGAAATCATACTGATTCTGGTTTATCGAACCGTTCCCAAGATTCCTGTCTAAAATAGCCTTTGTCCCGTTGAAATCATCAATCACCTTTTGAGCCTGAGTTCTTATCCCCTGTACCTGCTCATAGTCAACCGTCTGCTGTTGGTTAAGGTAATCCTGAAGTTGGTAACTATAAATCTCATACGGGTCTGCGTTCTGGAGCGCCGTTTCAAAGGTAAAAGGTTGGCTAGTGGGTCCCCCCCCCTTGTAGGTGTATTCGTGCGGGCCACGCAACCCTTGATAGTTTTCAGACAGAGGGTAATCTATACCAGGTTGTAATCCGTATCCCTCCGCAGCAAAATACTCTTTTTCAGTACGGAATCCGAGTTGCCCCATAAGGCTCTCAGGATGGTATGTCCACCTTGTTGTATCCTGCCCACTCTTCCAATCAATAGACTGTCTCATGGTGGGTAATTGCCCGGTCCTCTCAATATAGTCAATTATCCAGCGTTCCTCTTCTTCATACTGCGGAGAATAGCCGAGCCAGTAGGTGTAAAAGCCTTCCGGGTCTGGGGCATACCAACCCTGTCTCCTAGCCCTCTGTTTAGTGCTTTCTGTCGCAGTTGTTTCCTCATAAAGTTCTGGCGCAAATGAATAGAGGTCGATGTCGAGGAATCTTTTACCACTCGGAGAGATAGAATATTCATTGGGCGTGACATCGATTGCTTTCTCCAGGTGGCCTACTCCAACTTTTTTCTTTCCGTCACCGTTACTCATTACCTGCCACCAACCCGATACTGTGTAATCTGGCTGCGTTGCTTATCTCAGGGGGCACCTGTATAGCCCTGTTAGTAGCTCCTGGTTGCACCGGCCTGTTTATTCCCCTTACTGGAGCGCCACCACCCGGCGGCGATCCCCCTGGCCCTTGCGGACCGCTCGGCTGTGCCATAGACATAATTGTATTAAGTACTATCTGGGCTTCGAGCATATTCCCGTCTTTAACGAGCCCGACTAACATCTTCCATAATTTAACCTGTGCTATCTGCTCGGCATCTTCGCGGTCTATCTTCTCCTGCTCCAGGTCGGTATCTTCAACCAGGTTGAACTGGTCACGTGCTGTCTGTTTGGACATTAGTTTACTCATTACCGCCTGAGCTGCCATACCGATATTCATGTTCTTATCTCTAAGCAGGTCGGGTATCAGGTCGCACTCGAACCGCCAGTTGCTATCTATGTTCTTGGGTGATATCTTGGCCTTGAACTTATTACTACTCTTGTCGTAGCCCTCCAGTTCCATTGTGCCGAAGTCCCCATTGGCATACTGCCTGACTAGCTCTTCGGCAATCCATATCATATCCCGCTCTACCCCACGTTTGTAGGGCTTTACCACGTCCATAGTGGCGTGAGTGAGCATATCTATCCCCTGGGCCGGCAATGCCTGGTTAATCTGCCCGTAAGCTACCGGTGACAACCCGCCTATACTCTCCAACCCTACTGTGATGGCTAGAGCACTCTCAATCTCACTACCTTTGGGCGGTACAAGATTCTCTGCCAACTTCTGCCCTTTAGAGGTATCAAGATAAAGCGTCCGTCCTTTGATATATGGGTCTTTGGTGAATGAAGCTGGCGGTTTCCCCTCGGACAACTCACCATTAAATTCAACTACTCTAGGCGATTTCGCCAGTTGTCCCGCCCTGGTCAAATGATATGACAGCAACCGGCTCTCAATTTTTAACATATTACGATTATTAGCTAGGTAAGATTCCCCCACCATCTTGATATTGTCTGTATTCTTCTCATCATGTACCAGTGGGGTAGACCTGCCCGCCTTAATCCTGACAGGAACGTAGTCAAGCCCGTGGTCGGTAGGTGGTTTGACATACTCATTGCCTATAATTACGCCTTCCTGAGTAGGGGAGAGGACGTTATAGATAGTGATCACGCCGTTATCTCCTACAGTACCGTTCCAGCCGGGGTATTCGTCTTCAACCTGGTCTTTGGTAGCATACCGCCGATAGCAAGCCCATACCAGTCTATTTCTACCTGTCATCCAGAAGGTGTTACGCGGGTCCCAGACGGCTATATCAGGGATTACCTTATCCCCATCCTTGTAAATCATTACCCTTTGAGCCGACCATCCCCTGATAACCCGGTAGAAGACTAACGATGATTGAATGTCCACCCCTTCAGGTATGTCCTCGATAAGGGAATCAGCCAGGTCGATACACCCGATGGCCAGTTGCTCAGTGGCGGTGAGGGATTTGCGGTTCTTTGCAGTTTCATCGGCTAATGGAATCCACAGTTTACACCGGGCAAAGGAGAGGACATCTATTATCTTGTTACCTTCCGAGGCTGCTCGGTTAGTAATAAAGGTATCCCATTCCCCTTCCGCTTCGGGTATCTTGTACTGGTCACTGTCAAGGCGGAACTTAGCAAAGTCTTCATCCCACCGGTCCCGCAGGTCAGTTGTTGCTGATTCTAACTCGGTGGCTTTCTTTACTTCATCTTCCGGTTTACTGCTCAGTGTCATAAGGCACTCCTAAAAGTTATGTACTACTTCGTCTCCCCACCCCTCGTTGCTGAAGTCCCAACAGCTCTTCCCCCAGTACCATCCAAAGGGAGTATATCTGCGTCTCAAGGTCTGTCCACAGGTGCATCGTTCTTCACGGCTGGCTTCTGCCATCGGTTTGTCTATCTCTGTGTCTACGTGACAGTTGTCACAGCGGTAAACGTATTTCACTTCTTCTCCTTGACGTGCTTTACCTCACCACGGACAGGCTTACCCCCACCCTTCGGGTAGCAGACGTGTAAATAAGTCTCCTTGTTAGGCTTTTCGGTAAGAACCCTACCGCCATCAGCTACTCACCTGGTGAACTCTATCGGCATTGGATTACCTTCTTAATTGTGTCATTATTGCTAAGTAACATGTAGCTTATTCTCCTGCTTCTCCCTCTCTACGTTAACCGGCTTGAAGTCACACAGGATATATCTCTCCGCTGCCATCAGGTGATACGTAGCCTCATTGTGTATCTTGCGGGTCAGGTTATCATCATCGTCCACTTCCCAACTGAAGCTCATCTTCTCATCGAGGTAATCGTGCAGGTCATTAAATATATATAACCGATTCTGCTTGTGCAAGGCATACACCCTGTCAATTTGTGCCTCAACGCCTCTTATCCCCGGCTCCGCTATGTGCCAACCTGCTATCGAATACCCGTCCCTTATCTCCTGTTCTTGGTGACTACCCCCGGCCTTCCTTCTGATTACCTCACCTTTACTCAACTCTTTGAACTCAGCCGCATGTTCCGATAAGCTACCACCGCCCTTGTAAGTCCTGTACAGGTAAATAAATCCCGTTGCCGGCTCTACCGCATACCAAACCGCAGCCGTATTGTTTAATCCGAAATCATGTCCAGTGTACCGGGGCCACTCACCGGGGATGGCAAACCTGGGGATAACACACGTATCAGCGTCTAAGCAATCGTAAACCAAGCCTTCTAAACTGTCTAGAATCTCCCCTGCTAACTCCTGTCTGCCTAACTTAGTCCCTTCATACTTGCTCATGATATAAGACAGGAACTCCGGTGCCAGGTTCGCTTTGTTGTCCAGGGTATGCCCTCTTGTGGTAAGTGTCCTTCTGTCCTGTACCAGGTCTTTGATAATCTTTATCGGCCTGGGCGTGGTAGTCACTACTGCCTGCGGATTCTCACCGATCCTTAACCCCATCATCAGGTTGTCCCAGGTCTGTTGAGGGTACTTGAACTTGGCTAACTCATCTATCCAAGACTTTTTGTGCTGCGGTCCCCTCAACTGGTCCGGTTCGTCCCCGGAATAGATAATAGCCTGCGCTCCGTTCGGGAATGTCAATCTTCTCTTGGATGGCTCATACTCGGGCTTAAACCATGGCGGGCATACTTTGATAATCGAACTGTCTCCTACTTCAACCATTGTGTCTCTTACATCAGCCTTTGTTTGTCCAATCAACGCAATCGGTGATTCACCTTCTCCTGCCCACTTCCTGACCATTTCCGAGCCTACTCTTGTCTTCCCAAAGCCACGGCCAGATAATAGCAACCAGACATACCATCTACTCCTGGGCGGCAACTGGTTAGGTCGGGCCCAGAATTCCCAGTCATACAACAAACTCTCTGCTTCTTGGTCGCTAAGGTTCTGTATCGCTTCCGCTCTCAGATTCTCGGGAAGCGAGGCTATTGAGCATGCTAATGAGTTTTCCTTTGGCATCGACTTGTAACTCTACCGGCCCGCCATTGGCACCTGTAACCTGTACCTGAGCCGGCGAGTGTGCTCCCTCCATCTTGTTTAATTCGTTAATGGCTTTAATTGCTATCTGGTCTGCCGAGGCCGGCCCTTCCTTATCCGCAATCGAGGATAACCGCTCTTTTCTCCTGTTAACGTCCATTACTATTCTGTCAACCGTCTTCTTCTCGACCTTGCCTCGTAACTGCTCTATCCGGGCTTTTATCTCTGGTCTCTTCATCATAATGCAGGACTGGGTTGAGGCAGACGATTCCTTGTAACCGGCCACAATAGCCGATTGAGTCTGATCCCCAGTCTTCAAGTACTCTATGCAAAACCTTTCCTGCCTCTGATTTAATGCTTCCTGCATCTATTTTGACTCCTCGGTATGACAAACTACCTTGTCGCACTACCCTTCACTCTCCCTATAGCAAGCGGCTTATCTCGATAAATCAAGTGGCCGCAGTTAATACAAACGTAATCTCCGTTAGCCTCGCGGAACATTCTCCCCGAGCACCGGTTACAATAAATTGACTTAATTCTGTTTTTAACCTGAGTTACTAACAAACCTCTCATACTCCCCGGTGGCCTTCATGCACGGCTTGGCCCCGCAGCAGAACACCGTACCCGGCTTCTCGCCAATCTGTAGAGCTGCCTTAACGAATCTGGTCATGCAGTTATCGCAGATGAAGAATTTATAGCCAGGATGAAGAAGAATCCTTTGGTCCTCGTTGATTTGCTGATGAGGGAACAAAACTTTTTGAGGTAGAGGAAATCTTTCAGGGATCATAAAATCATTTCCGTTTGTTCTCTTATATATTCTCTTAATAATCTAGTTTAGTTTAGTATTATTTGTGTACTTAATGTTGCAGTTTTGTCACAGAAACCCCGCTGGGAGTCAGTTGAGTGGGGTTATTGTAGGGCAGAAACTCTAAACATTATGCCTAAGTATTTTATTTCTGTTAACAGAAACTCCAACCGAACTTTGTTATTTTTTCATTTTTCCATTTCAGAAATGAACAGCTAATTTTACGAGTGATATGACAGTATATAAGAGGTATCTTTAGAATTCGTGAGGTAAAACGACAATGGGTTAGTTATTATGTGGCTTACCCGAATTACATCTACGGCATAAAGTCTGTAAATTAGAATCCTCGCTTGAACCGCCGTTGTAAACAGAAATTATATGGTCGACGGTTAGATCATCATCAATGCCACATTGGAGGCACTGGTAATTATCCCTAGAGAATATTCTTTGCCGAACTTCTGGCTTCTTAATGCAATAATCTGCTTGTTGGGTCATACCCTATTCGCTGCTTTTCCAGAGATTCTATACTATCCATCTTAATCCTTCTGCTACGGCTGGTAATCATCATGGCCGGGTCCGGGATGTTCGCCCGGACCCGTAAGCCAAAGGAGAGAGAATGATGGCCGGACCACCGCCAGGGTCAAGCGGTGTCCTCCAATAAAAAAGGGAGCTTGTAGCTCCCCGTCATTGGGTGGGAGACACACGTTCCCCCACTAATTAAAGACTTTATCATAAAGTTTCAGGCTTGTCAAGGGGTTTGAAATATTTTTTTGACCCCCTGATAGGGGTACATTTTACAATTCTATAGCCATTTTATTTTGACTGTGATAAGCCCATCAATTTTACTGCCTCACCCTCTGCCTGGTCTTCTTCTTCCAGGCAATGTAATCGGTACTCTTCCTTTTCCACCCGGTAATATACCTTAGTGCCGAGTCGATACACTCCACCGTGTACCAGTAATCAAGCTGGTTAAACTCGGCTATGTCCACTATGTCTTCCTTCAGGTAGTAGTGGTCGTAGACCATCTTGCCGTCACGCCGGCACTTTATTAACCTGACCACTACCTCAGCACCTATCTGTATCGCCTTCTCAAAGTAGGCACCGGCCGGCCGATGCTTTGACATCCCCACGTAACCGGTTTCCTTATGCTCCGGTGGCCAGAAGCCTATCCTTATATCCCCGAGGTTGTCCAGGATAAACAATATTTCATCTTTCTGGAAGGTAATCTCGCCCGGGGAGTACCAGGACTTTTTAATCATGCTGTGTCCTGGGGCGTTCTTTCATAATGCGCTCTAATTCCAAATCGTCCTCGATTTCAGTTATGTCCTGGTGTAATAGGTCTATCTTCTGACCGTATGTATCCCACTGATACCGGACTAATTTGATTAGTGATTCCGGGTCAATACAGGAATAGAGGGGCCAGGACGTTTTCTGATTAGTTACCACCAGACCACCCTTATGAGTATCAGTCCAATTAAACAGTTGAGCCCGATGACTGCAATGCTACTAATTGTAGCAGTTGATGTTAAAAAAACCTACTTCCCTTTCTGGCTTGGTGGTGTTCTGTTAGGAGAGTCTGAACTACTACCACCTCTACCGCCATCCTTGCTATCACTACTGCGGTTACTATCCACATTTGACCTGTTTGTATTTGAACCTGCTGGCATTTGTCTCCTCCTTTCAGCATATATTATCTGATACGTTTTCATAACTCTAACTCTCTACTTCATTGCCTAGATGTCCACCACTGATACATTTCCTCACCAGTCTCAAACCTGTGCTTATAAGGATTCCCTCTTTTGTCTATATTTCCGCCTCATAAACCGTAGTATGTTTATCTTGGTAATACATTAACAGACCTTGTCATCATAATCATGGAAATATTCACATTGTTCTCTCCATGCGTTGACTAATTCTATTGCCTCATCAAGTGACCTGATAACGTGATAATCTATCCCGTCTGCCTCACACTGTGCTTTGAAGGCTAGTTGGTGCTCAGACAGCTTACCTTTAACTTTCTTGAACTCTATATAGTGAACCTTGCCGTTGACGTGAACTATCCTGTCAGGAATACCTTTGTAAGCACCTATCCCTTGAAGTATGGGGAAGTTGAATATCCCATATACTGCCAGTAAGTCCTTGAACCCTTGCTTTAATCCTGTTTCAGTTGTTTTCATTTCCCTCTCCTCGGTCTGTAATCCGGAGCCTGGTTAAGAACTATCCGGCTCTTTACCGCATCCCTGAGCCTAGATACTGCCCTGTCTGATAGTTGATTGATATTAAGGTTAGTAGTAACCACCGTCACTAATCCGTACTTATAACGATGGTTGATGAGGGCATCAAACTCTTTCCAAGTGTATTCCGTGTTAGTACTCCCCATGCCCACATCATCCAGAATCAGGTAAGGTGTTTCGCATAACCTGTCAAATGTAGTATCGTAAGCATCCTTGATGTCACCAAACATGAGCTTTTTAAGGTATCGGATAAGAGAGTCCCATGTGAGGACATTGCCTATTATCCCCTGCCTGTACCATTCTATTGACAGAGCTTCGCAAAGATGAGTCTTCCCGCAACCAGTGGTCCCATATACTAAAAGCATGTGCCATGTTGCCTTACCGGAGGCCAACTGCTTGAAGAGATAAAGGGCCTTCTCTGCGCCTCTAACCGGCTTAAAGTTGACAAAGGTGTTGTCCCAGGTAGATATACCCAGTACCCGGCGCATTACCTCTCGTGAGTCCTCTTCTGGCTCGTCAGACTCATAAGGTATCAGGGTCTGTGTATCGGTCTGGGGTGAGTACCTTTTTAGAATCTGTCCTACGCTTTCCGGCTCGCTTCCCCTCACTATCTAGTCCTCCTTTTGTCTCCCAGTCCTCTAATATCTTCTCCATATACCTGAGTGGTGACTTGGCCTTGAACGCCACCGCCTCTTTAATAGCTCTTTCAATCGAGTCTTCGGGGTAAGTGATATAGAAGTCCTTAAACTTCTCATGCTCAATCGGGGTAGTTAAGTCCCTCCCAGTTTCTTCCTGATATAGTTTGACTAACCTGCCTATCCCCTCATTGTCATTGATGGTAAACTCAGGCGCTCCGGGCGTAGCTCCCGGCTTAGTGGGTAAGCCTGTTTCCCTTCTCGAATACACGTCCTTGAAGTTGTTGACCAGGTTCTCTATCCATATAATTTTCTGCTGGTAGAGCTCAACGTCTATGGCTTCCAGACCGACCAGTGTTTCCATTATGCCCTTCGCGGTATCATCATCTGTCGCCCGGGTACGGGCTTTCAGGAACTCCCAACTTGGGATTGATGAGAAGTCGTAATAGTGCCCTTCGGTGTAGCAAAGCAACTCCAGGAGCTTAAACCAGAAGCAGTAACCGACAAGACCAAATTTCTGTTCAAGTATATAGACTGTCTTCTTATTGCTGGCATTGGCATCATGGGGGAAGTAGTCTATCGTTGCTTTTGGCGGTCTAGCCATCTGGTAACTCCTGCCTTATATAAAGGAATTGATGATTCCTAATTCCACAGGCTTTTAATATTCTTCTAGTCCAATCTTCAGGCACTCCAAGATAATGATGTCATACTGCCACTTCTTCAGGTCTTCGGCTGGTACTGATATTCCCCACGCCTTTTCCTCGTTCATAAACTTGCCCAGGTCAACAGCCGTCTTGCCTGATACTTTTAACAGTTCCCTGATATTGGCTATCTGCTCCGGTGTGACAGGGGTCAGGTCGGGGCTATCGGTGTTAGGTGGGTTAATGTCCAGTCCTGAATCAGTAGGGGATACTTCCTTTACCTCTCCCTCGATTATCTCGCCGGTGCCCTTATCAACCGTAATATCAGCCTCAACAGCCTCTTCCCACGTAATTGACGGCATAGGGATACTGAATGCCTTACGCATCGCCATCATTTCCGCCCTCTTCTCAGCCATCCGGTCAGACTCTTTGACTATGGGGAGATGGGGACTGCCCTTCCGTTCCTCGGCTCTTACCCTGCCCCAACCCACGAAAGGATGAGAAGCACCCCTGCGCCATACCTCACAGCGATACAGTAAATCCCCTTCTACGGCATTGCGTTCTTTACGCTCCTGCTCATTAGCTGGTCTACTATCCATGCCGTCAAACAATCCAGTCTCTTGAGACTTGCGATACCAGGCGTTGACGGTAGGATACGGTCTGCCCTGGTAGATGGTAAGCTCGTTCATAATGGGGTCGAGCCCATAACTCAGGGCAACGGTGGCTAACATAGCCTTCTCTTCAGGCTTCAAAGCCTGGGGGAATCGAGCCATTTCAATACGCTGCATCATCCCCGGTTCACCAAGTTTAGTCAGTGCTACAGAATCCATACTTATTTCCCTCCTTGTTTGCTTAAGATTTTCTGGTCTTTTTTTTCTCAGTCCTTCATGGGACTCATTCTCGCTACATACTAGGTAGTCCTTGTGGGCGTCCATGTCGTATCGGAGAGCCAGTTTACCCCCGCACTCAGCACACCTTGAGTGCAACCTAAGTACCTTGCAGGAGTCCTCTAACTCTTTATCGATAGGATAGTAAGCCATCAGTCCTTTACAGCCTCCACTACTAATGTTTTCTCTTCCCAAATCTTGATACCGGGGATACTCACAATACCAGCCTTGACCAACTTTGTGACATAACCTGAGTTGATAACCTTGCACTCATCGGGTACTTTAGAAAAGTCCTCGACTTCCCACTTCCTCACCTTCCGGGTATTGCTCTCCCCTAAATCGGTTACTTCCCGTTGGTCGGCTATTGCCGGCATCGGCTCGGGAACATACTTAGATGCTTCTCCATTGAGTCTAGCCCTTCGTTCAGCTATCTCCTTCTCCTGTCTTGCCAAGTCCTCAGCCTCTCTACGAATCCTCTCCTGCTCTTGATTGAAGACCAATACCTTCTGCCTCATAATGCCGTCAGCCTTAGATAGAGGGTCAGTGAGTTCCTTGAAGGCGTTATTGATGGTATCGGTGTATTCCTTTAAGGGAGTAAGGTACTCTATTCTCAGGTCGGCAATAGACTTCTTGAGTTTGGCTAACATACTGAGGTCATTGGTGGCGAACTCCCGGTCTTCTACTGTGGCTATTTCTGCCTTCTCAGCAGATGAAACAAATGATTCGACCTCAGCTTTGAGTGCCACATAAGCGGAGTTCTCAACTGGGTCTACCCTTACTATAGCCGTTCTCTCTTCAGCCATCCTCTCCCTCCTGGTTATTTACTTGTTACCGGTTCTGGTTTTCTTAGTTCCTGAGGCGGGGGATCAAAGAGGTCAATCCTGTCGATAGGGAAGTGGTCTTTGCGCCAGAAGCGGGTCTTGTTCAAGCACACCGGACACTCGATGAAGTAGTAGTAACCTTTTATCTCAGTGTCCTCGTTTATCTGACCGAAAGTGATCATGTATTTTTGGCCAGCACCGTATTCCGGGTCTGACTGAATCTTCCAGTTCTCGACAGCCTTGACGTCACCCTTGCCGTCAGGTATAAAAGTAAACCTGTCTGACTCTATCCCGCAGAAAAAGCAGTTAAATACCATCTTCTCTTACCTCCCTGTTACTTGGTCGTTTATGGCTATGTAGAGTTTTAGCATTTGCTGTTTATCTAGTTCGATGTGCTTCTCTAAAGGCTCTCTACCTTCAATGGGTACAACCTTGTTTATCAGGTGTACTCCGTTGGCCCCTACCATAGCCACCATTTCCTCAAACGGTGTAGCTTTAAGAATCAGTTTTGGCATTTCTCCCTCCTTCCTTGTTGCTCTCCACTCTGGAGATACAGGCCCCGGCGTCATCGCAGATAGGGAACTCAACATCACCTTTACCACCTATGTAGTAGTGCCCAACGTGATTGACATCAGTCCCCTTGTAACCGCAGTAGCCACACTGACGAATGGTGGTTGATGTTTGCCTAGTTTCTGTCTTAGTCTGTGTAACCATTGACTCTTACTCCTTTATAGATGTCCTTTTCCCGCCCTTCACCCTTACAATCAATACTCCCTCCTTGTATTTGATTGATTTGCAACTTACACAGCTTCATCAGTGCCTCGTTGCCGCGCGGTTTTTCCTTTCTATTAATTTTTATGTTTTCGCTCAAAGCTGCTTGCTGCCTCATTAGTTCAGATAGTGGCATTGCCCTCGGTCTGCCGCGCCCTCTTTTCTCATTACTGTTATTCATAATTCCCCGGCTTACCTTAATAGCATCACCATCTGGTGAGGGTTTAGTATTCCCTTTGATGCTAATTTGAAATCCCTGCGCCTGTAAGCATCATTGACCAGACGGGACCGTAATCCATCCATATATTCCTGGGCTTCCTCTATGCTGTCGGCAATGTAGTAGCCGTAGGGAGGGTTCACAGAAGATGCTACCGGTATCCCCTTGGCAATAAGCTCTCTTATTACCTGCCTGATGAGTCGGTCATCTCGAAAACCCAGACGCTTGGCTAACTCTCTGCCGGTGATGGCGTTTACCTTACCGTGCTTGAGTAGGCAGCGCACTTCTAATTTAAGATGGCCGTTTGAGTTCATCTATTGCCACCTCGTTAATTCCATCTGGCAATCATTGATAATGCCATCCAGTTGTGCTTGGGTTCTGATTTTCTTGGGGTTGATACGAACCTCTGTCAACTTGTCTGTCTCACGGATGAATAGCCTAGCCCCTTTGTGTGGGCGAACTTTACAAGGGATAGAACCAGCAGCCTCAACTAATTCAGCCTCTATCCTCTTGCAGTCAACTTCTGGTTTCATTTCTCTCCCCCTTTTTTGACCCTGACTTATTGACCCTTAGCAAACCCCTTACTTTCGCCACCAAACCCCTTTCTCTGCCATTCTGTGGCTTCTCAGGGCGGTCTGTGTTGATACCACTGGTGGCGCTTATGTTACTTTCTGTATCATCTTTGGGCAAAAAAATATCCAACTCGGGGAAGGCTCTGTGAGCACGTACCAGAAACTTGTCACTGACCTGTAATTTGCCATGCTTTATCTTTTGCCAACTCACCCGGTGGATACCTAATTCTTCCGCAAATGCCTTGTCGGTCTTGTCACCCTGTAACTCAACTAGCTTTGTAACTATGCACATGCTAACAAAGTAGCACATAAGTTACACTTTGTCAATACCTTTTGAAAAATATTTTTAGGAAGCATAAATAAGGCGTTTTCCTTATTGACATTTGTAGCATAAGTGCTACACTTAGAAGGAAGGGTTTCTTTTTCTAATGGGAGAGGATGATGAATTGGGGTATTCATGTAAAGAAGTTAAGGAAAGACCAGCGATTGACTCAATGTGAGTTAGCCAGCAAGTCAGGTCTTACCCGGTCTCATATATGTGCAATCGAAATGGGGAGGGTTAAGAGTGTCAAAAGGGAAACACTGGCCAAACTTGCCAGGGGTCTAGGAATAAGTCTGGATTATTTAACCAAAGAGGTTTATGGTCTTCCATCTGAGAGCTTATCAACAGAAACCCCAGAGCAAGTTCTGGAGCACCTAAAGATGGTTCAGGCGGTTAGCATACCAGTTTACAAAGATTTCCCATTCCATGCTGGTGAACCAGTGGACCCGGACTACTATATCTATCTGCCAAGACAGGAAGTCTCAGGTAAGAATATAGAGGCTTATGTCGTAGAAGGAAAGTGTCTGGAGCCGGCTTTACAAGACCGTGATATTATTGTTCTGGACCGGGACGCGGAAGTTAAGGTAGGAGATATAGTAGCCTGTGCAACTGAAGATGGTTTTATAGTGGGCAAACTCCGTAAGATTGAAGATGTGTTGTGGGTTGCCAACGGTCATACAAGCATTAAATATCAGGATTGCACTCATGCGGCTCCGGTCATCTGGGTAAACAGGCGGTTGAAATGAAGGCAATACCTGATGGCATTATAGAGTGGATATTTCTCGGGTTAGCCTACCTCTTAACTTATCTGCTCTACAAAAAGAGACATCAGGAATTTGAATTACCAGAGAAGATATACTTGGGGATAGCCTGCATTATCATATTTATACTTTGTATCTTTTAGAGAAGGAAAAGTTGAAGAACGGTTACTTGGCGTTGATCCTTAAACTTTACCGCCTGGAATGGTGGAAAGTTAAACCCCTCGGCACGGGCTATGACAAGCCGAAGTACCACAAGAAGAACGAGAAAACAAAACGGTAGAGCCACGGTAGGTAGCCGTATTACTACGAAGAGTAGCATTTTTAAGGCTTTTAGCTGGCAGTCAAAAGGTAGAGGGTTCGAATCCCTCCAGCTCCAGTTTAGCCTCGAAAATGCCGCGCGGTAAGGTAAAAGTAGGGTGCTAAACCATTTGACTGACAGGGATACTCAGACTCAGGGCGTGCCTGACCTCTACCATTTGACTGACAAAAATAATATGGCCGGTGAGCTTAATATCTTCCTTTTATCTTGCAAGGTGGAAGGGCTGTCACCGGCCACGCTAAAAAACTATCGCTACCTGATAGGTTCTTTTGTTCAGTTCTGCCAGCAGAACGATGTCCTGACCTCAAAAGATGTCTCCCCTCAGCATATACGCCTTTTTATGCTCCAGTTGCAGGAAACTAACAATGCAACCTCGGTCATGGATTACTTTAAGAGTATCAAGCGATTCTTTAACTGGCTTATCCAGGAGAGGTATCTTGATGAAAGCCCGGTAAGGAATATCAAGCCACCGCGCCAAGACGACAAGGTAGTTAGACCGTTCTCTAAACAGGACATAGACAGGTTGCTTGATTGGTGCAATCCTCATACATATATTGGGGTCCGGAATAGAGCCTTGATACTGGTCTTTCTGGATACAGGACTCAGGGTGTCAGAAATGGCCAAGATTCAATTAGTGGATGTTGACATCTCCGAAGGTATTATTAAAATCATAGGGAAGGGCAGGAAGGAAAGGTGGGTAAGGATAGGGCAGATAGCACGGAGGGTATTGTTCAAGTATATTTCGATGTGCAGGGATGACCTTGATTGCCTATGGGTAACTGAAGAAGGGAAACCTTTGACGAAGGATGGGATTCAGACGATAATCAAGGTGTTGTGCAAAAGGACAGGGCTCACGGGCGTAAAAAAAGGGCCGCATACCTTTCGGCATACGGCAGCAATTAACTGTCTCAGAAATGGTATGGGGGAATTCGCTTTGCAGGTCATGTTAGGTCACTCGACCTTGAGAATGACAAGGAAATATGTCAGTAGCTTGAACCAGGAGGACGTTATCAAGATGCACAAGATAGCCAGTCCAGTGGATAACATGAAGTTGAAGTAAGTTACCCAGCGTTGGTAATAAGTAAGTAGATAATAGTCAGAAGTAAGGCGATTGTACCGCCACGCTCTACGTTTGGTCTGGAGATAATCTTTCTCTTGGTTGGTGCTGGAGTAGGAACTTCTAAACAAGATATACGTCCCTCGTGGTCAAGGATTGAACCGTTGAGGTTGGCAAGGTGCTTATTATTTTGCTCCACCAGTTTATAGGTGTTTATAGTCCTCTCGTCAAGCCTGCCTAGCAACTCGTCTCGTTCAGATGGTTTCATGGGCGTTTCCTCGTGTCTTTTATTAGATGTTCTATCCCTAAAATTCCAATAAGCACCGCTCCGATTATCTCAATCCACAATATTCAGCCCACTCATCATCATCGAACTTTAAGAACACTCCATCCTTCACACCGCTACCAGGTAAGACATGGTACTCCAGTATGATGTTTAGTACATCGTTCGTTGCCCCATTCCCAAATATCCTTTAACTGTGCTTTGGCTATACTTAAACCCTTCTCCTCAAGAGTAGAACCAATAGCTTCAACCCATAATTCCCTGATTCGTGGCTCTTCTAGTAGTATCATTCACCCTTTTGCCCTTTTTGATACTTGGTGCCCCACTGGAAATGACCTTGAATGTACCCATAGGTATAAGCAATCAGGAAAACTAGAACCCCATCCCAGCCTATTACCATGACAACGGCTACCCCTGTCCAGAACCACAGCATTTGAATAACCCACGCTGCCTGATGGTAGATGTCGCGCCAAATGTAGGTCCAGGGTCGGCCACCAATCTTTGACCACAATGCCTTATAGAGATTCATAATCCCCTCGTTTTGTAGCAATTCGGGGTAAAAAAACCCGCATTACAGCAACCTACCAAACCCAGAATGGTCTACACCCCTCAGTGCTTCCTGAACATAATAGAGGGCGTTTCTTAGAGCCATTTCCTCAGTAATATATATCGTGGTTATCCCCTGACTGGCCAACATCGTTCTCTGAAGTGAGTCCTGCACCCTGCGGTCAGGGTCACTGTGCCAGTAAGTACCGATAACCGAGATTACGAGTCTTAAAGAAGGGATATAGAAGTCAACTACGGCACCGCCTTTAACCTGGGTTCCGCCCATCTTTGTACTCTGGAACTCAAAGGATATACCGAGTTTCGTTAAGGCTTGATGCACTTTGACTTCCGGGAGTGTGGCTTCCATCTAAATCTCCATTAAGGTGACAGTGAACTCACCCTCCCATGTATCGCCTGTCTGGAGTGGAGCGGTATAGTCGAAAACATGGACGTAGTGAGTTTCATTGGTGTCATCACGCCTGAAAATGAAGGGTAAGAAAGTATCCGAGTCAAAGGCTGTCTTGAGATTAGCCTGAATCTGCTTTGGTTTATTCCCGCTATATTCCTCACATATTACCGTAAATGTCCACATGCGCTTCCGGTCCAGGTTCTTTAGAAAAGACAGGACAAGAGCCTGGACATCAGGACTATTGGTATTGGTTGAACCCCGAGCAAAGTCCATTCTGAATTGTATGGTGTTGAACTTTACCCCTGCACTTGAGCCAAAGACCTCAGTGTTTACCCCTGCTTCCCCAGTGGTGTTAAGGGTATCGAGTGTAGTCCAGCCGGTATCAAGGTCTGTATTAGCATGGTCGGTACGATACTTTAAGGCTACTGTCTCATCAGTATCTATACTCTTGGCAAAGTCCATAAGCTCATTAGCCGTCTTGTCATATACTGCTGTACCGGCATTGAACCAAGGGCTAAGCCATATCCCCGAACTAGCATAAGCCTGGATCCCTGCTAACTGCTTGGGGTTAAAGATACCCCTGTGCAGGGTAATATAATAGACAGTACCGCCACAATCCCAGTACAGGCGGTAAGCGTAGTCATTGCTGATAATGGCAGCGTTCATTGCCCCATTATTGGACGTATCTGCCCACCAGCAATGCCATCCTCTACCATCGTAGGCATAAACGCCTGATTTACTATTTCCTGATGTCTGAGAGGCATCTACAAGGGCAAATAGCTCATCCGAGGCACTTTCCCCCAGGAGTGTGGTTATCTCCCCGTTATACTCAACTGGAAGCCCCCCATCACGGTTAAGACCCACTTCTGAGATAGTGGCCGTTGAGCCGGTGACATATTTCTTTAATCCAAGCCCGTATGAAAGATAATGCCCATCATGCCAGTAGCAAGCTCCTTTACCACCGTTCGGATGATTAGGTAGTTTCAGAGCACTATCTAGCCAGAGAGTGTTAGAAAAGTCGAGGACTTTCAAAACCGTGTTAGTGGCACAGTAAGGGACATCAGCACCGTCAGCATCTTTGCCGATGAAAAACCGTTCTATCTCTGAGGGTATATCGGTTATATTGGCATCAGCAGTCCATGTGGGACTGCCACCGTCAGGATCGGTTGAGTAAGCCATGGTTCCCGAGGTATTTATCTTGAATAACTTACCGTCCCACTGAAAGCCCCAGTTAGCATTAGCCGAATCACTTTGTGTAAAAGCCCCGGCAGTAGTCATGTGATAGTAGTTATCTGAATCCCCTATAAAGATGTAGAGTTTAGAATTAAGGGATGATATTAGCGCGGTAATATTCGCCTCAAAGGTGTACCTGGCATCGTAGCCTGTACCCGCTGCGTTCTCCCGAGCCAGAACTTGACCGAAGGCTGCATAATGAGCACCGTTAAAATTAACCATGTGGGAAGGATTACCTAAGGCAACGTAGGTTAAGGTGACATCATCAATCCGGGGTTTGTATGGGGATTCCGGTGTAAGGGTGATTTGGATTTCTAATGAAGTCGTCCCTAATGGCACTGAATACGCAGCAGGAGTAAGATTCTCCCACGCACCTGTAGTTGTCCCCGTATCTGATGTTACCTCGACTGAATTGCGGTATATGGCTAATTTAGCTATAGTATCACCACTACCACGATAACTCCACCCTGCTATCGTCATCCTGAACCCTATCCACTCTGTAGGGTCGGAGATTGCTTGGATTAAGGTCGCTGATGAATCGCCTTTTGCGGAAGAAGTACCTCCGTGCTTTCTGTTTGTATCTTCAACGCATTGACCTGACCCTAGTGTCCAATCATCAGGATATTGCGCTTGTGACCAGGTTTCCATATCCCCGTTTGACAAAGTAAAGGTAGGGTTTGATGGAACAGTCATTGACGTTGCCAATCTGGGCAGGAACATGTGTCCTTTGTAATTGAGTATTAAGTTTGACCACCAGCACCGGTCGAAGTCAACACTCTCGTCCATTTCCTCAACGCCGATACCGCCCCTCTGGTCATTGATAACCCAGTTGGAAAGTATCTGCTCGTAAGTATATTCAGAGTCGCCTATACGAATAGGGTTAGGGAATCGGGAATAAGACCTCTCATATACCGGAGGTCTTATCTTGTACTTCTTACTATTCAGGGCAACTTCGTCTTGCTCAATTACATTTATTGCCATATTAAATCCACCTGGTATCAGGTAATATGTCCGTTGTTAACCCAATCTTCATCTTCTCCGCTTTGGCAAGCCAGAACTGAGATAGTTTCTGCCTGTCGTTAATATCCAGTGACCGGCTCTTGGCATGGGAGATTAGAAGGTTGCCGGTTACCGCAGCAATCAGGTAAGCGGGGTCTATCTCGCTATCGGTAGTGTCATCACTAAGAAGGGCTGCTAACTGATAGCCAGTGAGCCTTATCTGGGTAGGGCTACTCACTACACTAAATCCATTCTCGGTGAATCTCAGATAATTGGTACTGCCTTTCACGATTGACCAGTATTCAGGGTTAAGTTCCCTGTAGACCCGTGATGTGGCTTTTACTGCCTTGATGTCATCGGCATAGAGAGTGAAAGCCCCTTTATCAGTGACCATCTTTAAGCCTACTGAGATAATAGCCGTGTCAAGGTGAGGATTAGCCAGACTGATAACATGCCGTGTCCAGGTAGCCGCAGTAGTAGCAGGTATATTCAGGGATTCCACAGCAGAGGCACACTGGGCGGTGTCATCAAGTAATACCTGGAGGTCGCCAGCACTTAGAGCTACGGACGAGTAAATCCACATCTCCAACTCATCACACTCAGATAGGTCTTTTGAGGATATGTCTTCAGTAGCTAGTATGTCACCAGCACCGCAACCGGCAGCTACAACCAACTTGAGACAGCCTGTACCTTCTTTCTCTAAGGCGGTATCGAGTGAAGCGGTCACATCACCATCCACAAGCTCATCCCAGACGGCATTGCACCGGTGGATAATCACTTCTTCACCTACGCTGGAGACATATTCTACCGAGTGCAGAGCCTTAAAACTGGTCAACCAGGCATACTCATACGTCTTTTTGGCGGTATGATTATTATGGGTTTCCTTCATCTGAAGACACCTAGCCGTCACTTCCATAATCGCCTGATTGATGGCATCGTTGATGTCCTCGACTAAAAAGGTCTTCCACATTTCGTAGGTATCATTGGCTGCTACTGCTCCTGAAAGAACAGGGGCTAGAGTGGCATCAGAGCCGGTATCAGCAAAGTCAGATACGAAGGTCTTTTCAGGTGGGCTACCGGCAGCCAGTGTATTGAACTGTACCTGTCTGCCGTTGTATTCATCGTCACCGCCCTTTGCCAGGCCGTAGGTATCCAGAAGGCTAGCCGTATCACCGCCACCCGTAGCCGTGCCCACGATAATATCAGCCAAGTTGTAGCCGATTGCCTGTCTTATTTCCAGGCGGTTTCTAGCTTGCATAGGTTTAGCCATAGTTCACTCCTGTTTTTGTGGGATATTGTCGAGGTCTTTTACTTCGCCATTCTGGGAGACGGTAAAGTTATTGTAGGTTATCCCTATCTCCTTTTTAACGGCTTCTAATTGCTGCCTAGCTATTGTCAGGTTATCTATACAGACCTGTAATGCAAGCCTCTGTGTCAGTGTTAAAATAATATTCTTATTCTCTGCCAAGCTACACATCCTCAGATTGTTTTATTTCTCGCAGGATACTGTCACCAAAGTTTCTGATTACTTGTTCCTGAGAGGGGTTTAACTGAATTCGCATAGAGCGAGATTCAGAGACATCTTCAGCACCCACTACATAGTCAGCCCTGCAATCTATGTCTCCGCCTCTAGTTAATGTTAGAATGATTGATAACCTGTCTTCTTTAACCTGTTTCATCTTGTCCTCCTTATGCTTTAGTCGGGTAAACCGTGAAATGGTATGGTGTTCCAGCGATGTCTATCTCTACATCTAGCTGTGTGCCACTTAAAGCGGTGGCGGCGGCATTTTTGGGGTTAGTTAATACAAAGCCATTTGCCCCAGTAGTTGTTGCCCCAATTACAGCGTTGTTACCTGCTGTCCTAATGTCCCCACTAGCCACATAGATAGCTGCATTAGTAGCTCCCTCATCAGGAGCAGCCACAATGTAGAGGGTGGCGGCAACCGTCACTGTGTCATTCCCTTTCGTGATATACGGCTCATTTACTCTAAGTTGTGCTATGTAACCTATTGTCTCACTGTTATTTTGGGTAACAATGGCATTTGCCATACTTGTCCCAACTGTGTAATTGGTATCACCATTAATAGCCGTGAGTACCCCATCAAAAGCATTACCAAAAAGTGCTGCAGCTCCTCCGCCAGAAGTGAAGTTGCCCCCAAAGTGGTTTCTTGCGTAAGGCAAGACTACATAACCCCCAGTAACCACCTGACCATCAAGATAGGTAACTCCGTTCACCTCCAAGTCTCCTGTTACCATCAGGTCATCTTCGGAGTTTAAGGAGTACCCCGTTGTACCAGCATCACCTATTCGGATGTAATCGCCCGCAACACCAAGTAGTGTGGTCTTCGTGCCATCATTAGTTATATTCAGCCCTCCAAACACTTCCTTTGCAAGGGAAGGGATGAAGTACATAATATCAGCAGAGTAAGCCCAACCTACTACTTGCACTATGTCGTCTGTCCCTGTTGGAGCAGTTTGCGTCAAGCCACCTGCTGTAGTTGAAGCGTATATGGCACCACCTACTGTCCAGTTCCACGTATCATCCCGAACATAGGAACCCGGCAAGATAAATACACCTTCCGCATCGGCAACTATAGCCGCTGAAGCCAGAGCCATTACAGGCATAGTTGAACTGGCATCCGCATCTGCTTTCCAGAATTTCCCGTCTGACTTCTGGTAGACAGCCTGAAAGATGGTTAGGGTTTCACCAGCAGTTGCTTCACAAGACGGACCGGAAAAATTATGGTCATTCTCTATATCAGCTTCAGCCAATACAATTATGATTGGTCTACCGTTGGAATCGAATAAGTCACCAACACAGTCACGCCCACCCATTACCTTTATGGGTCTACCGTAATCGTCAAATAAGTCTGCCATATCGCTTTACCTCCCTAGTTTGCCTTGTGACTTCTTGTATGCCCTATCAGGGCTATCCTTGAACCAAACGATTTATCGCACCCTGGGAAAGAGCAGTAAAATCTTTCGCCATCAATTTCGCTAACCTCTTCTTCCCCCTCAGCCTCCGTTACTTCTTCCTCCACAGCAGCCTCCGTTACTTCTTCCTCCACAGCTTCCTCTTCAGGCTCGGGTTCTGGCTCAGGCTCTTCCTGGGGTATTACCGAGTTACTTAGTTGCCCCAGATATTCGACCTGTACCTTCACGTAGTCGGTCTGGGGGGCTACCCAGGTGCCTATATAATCCCCGTTCTTGGTGACAACCTCACAACAAGCCATCTTGCGTAACTCATCGGTTGCCTTTAACTTAAATGATTCCACCACTATTTCAGGTATCAAATCTGACATAGATTTATCCCTCCCTCAGTTCTTCTATACTTGGGGCTTTGATTTTTATTAAACCACCCCCAGATTCAACCAGGTTCTTCAGACCTCTTTGTTTAGATTCCGCAACACCCTTCTTTATCTCTTCGACATGAGTTTGAAAGAGTACAGTCATCGGAGGGTGCTCGGTTTTTATTCCACGCCCATCAGCCTGCCCTATCCAGTACATAACGTAAGGTTTACCTGCTAAGTACTTCCACTGTGGCCCCTGGTCAATACCGAAGAATTTTAACTTCTCATATCCTTCGTATATGGCAAGGGCAATCATAAAAGATATGGTATTCAGGAAGTATTTTTTCCTCAGTTTGGCTACAATCTCATCAATGGGATATTTACAGTCAGCGTAATCCCTCATGCTCCAGATAGGGATTCCCCTGCGCCTTGCGATGTCTAGTGTGTCGCTTATCCTGTCCTCACGGTCAAAAGCGAATACCCTCGTGATTTTCTCGTAAGGCACACTTTTGTAGAGCAATACCGTAGAAGTAGCCCAGACTTCGCAGTCGTAAGGGCATTGTTTCATACTGGGTCCCCGGCCTAAGATGATTAACTCTTTCATCCTAAAAGTAGTGGGGGAGGCACTAAGCCATCCCCCACTCCCTTTCTCCTGGATTTTGGGCTAGACTTTCCAGCCTCTCAGGTACAGACCAATAACGGTAGCATCGTTGGTGATGGCATCCGGGTCTAGCAGGACACAGAAGTTCCTGCCGGGCTTGTAAAAGCCTGAGTCGAACAAAGCACTGACATCCTGATAGAGCAGTAAGTTATCAGTATCCGCGTTCCAATCACCCGCAGTAATGGCGGTGCCGGTATCCTGGTTGTTAGTTCCACCGTCATAAGCACCTACAATAGAGGCATCCATGTCAAGGGCACTACCATTGATGGAGTTGTAGACTACCCTCGCTACAGTGATGCTTCCAACCAGACCTGAAGGCAGTCTACCTTTGAAGTAAACTGTCTCACCAGCAGCATCAATCTGTGGGCCAGCCCATCCGGTATCGACGGCACCAAGACCGGGTTCACCGGTGGTATCTAAGGTGTCAGGGGTGACAAACATTTCCCATTCTTTGGGAGGTTCAATCTCTATCCGGGCATTGTAGGTGTCTATGGAACGGCCTACTACCTGAATTAAGTCACCATTGGTAGCCGGCCTGGTTTCCGTTGTAGCCCCAGCGGTGCCGGATAAATATTGAGCCGTATCGACAGTATATGGTGCGTCTGAGTCATAGAATGTGCATCGGCGACAGGCATTTATCAGGTTCTTGGTGCTATCGTTACCGTCTCCGTCATCCAATGCTACGTACTGGGCTAGTTCATTGGTAGCAGCATCAGCATCAGCCAGAGTAGCATAACCGCTAGAATCAAGGCCGATAAGATTGCCTCGTTTGACTACTACACTGGATGCCACTGTTATGCCTGATAGCACACCTTCAATATCTCTGATTACTACTTCAGCCATAATGTTAAAATCCTCCTTGAAATAAACTGATAGTTACTAGATGGTCTAGGTTTCGGGGTTCACACCGGTCAGGACGGATAGGCTAAACTTGTCGTAACAAGCAAAGCCCGTGTACCACTTAAAGCGGTGGCGGATGGCATCTTTGTTCTGGACAGTGCCTATGTTTTCGTGTTTGAATCCGCCGGCCTGTATGATACAAAGCCCATCCTCAGCCAAGCGCATGGCGAATATCGGGCTATTGTCCGTAGTATTTGCCCTGGTAACATGCTTGACCGCTGTGGATATGGTTGTAATGCTTGAGGAACTGTCGGGGAAGTTGTCCTCGATGTAGTCGTTGATGAGTAATGTCTGCTCACCAAAGCGGGTTACGAAGTAGCCCAACTGGTCTTTGTCGTGCTCCAAGTTGTTACCCGCAGCCCGAGCAAGCGCATTGAGTTTCCTTCGCGACCACCGACTCATCATCAGGTTGGTAGCACCACTCTTACAGGCGTCAACCAGTTCCTCTATCTTGGCAATGGTGAGAGCGGCGGAGGTAGCATGGTTGGCTACAACCTGGGAGTTGTTAGGAGCATCAAGGTCAGTGGTGGATTCGCTCTCTATCTCAGCGCAGAGTAGAAGTAAGCCCTTCGGCTGGTTTGTGCTAGATGAGGTTGTGGTCTGGCCGTAAATCAACTGGTCATACCACTCGTTCATCATGCCCCGGGTCTTCCTCTTAATCTCGATGAGTTCTGGGTTCTGGGTTGCATTGGTGGCAATAGAGAACTTGTCTACATCGGCATCCCCGATAAGTTCGTAGATGGCAGCCGAGCGCTGCGTGTAAGTCCCAGTGTCTTCTGGGATAACATCACCGGGTCGAGTCCAGGCCCCGCCGGGATATGCTGTCTCTACGTTGTACTTGACACCGTTGCCTTTGACTTCCCTGACCGGCATCGTCTGTAACAGACCATTGGTCTGTTTGAAAAGCCAGTCATAGACCCCCTTCATAATGAGGTCTGTATCGAGTTTTTGATAATCTGTTAATGTCTGCATATCTTAACTAAGCCTCCTGGTTTACGTTTTTCGTTTCTCTTTTGCTAGACCTGCATTTATAGCAGCATCCCCTTTGAGTCCGGATACACTACCGGGTGCATCGGAACGGCTGGAATCAGGGACGTTCTTTTTCTTGGAGGCTTTGCCCTCATACTCACTTGTTATCATCTTCAAGAGAAGGTCAAACTCCCTGGGCGATTCAGCTTCGTCAAGCCGATTAACGATGCTTTCAATCTCTGAAGTAATCCCTTTGTCTTTCGGTAATACAAGGTTAAGAGCTGCTTTAGTAGCGTTTTGCCTCTTCTCGATGCCACCGAGTTTGTCAGCCAGCCCCTCGATTTCCTTTTCCCGTGTTTCTACCGTTTCGGATTTCTCCTGGTATTCACGGTAGCGGGCAGCAAACTTACGGCGCGCTTCGTCCCTTTTTTTAGCGGTAGTTTCCCCTTCCTCATCCACTTCACCTTCAAAGATGACTTTCAAGTCTTTATCATCTTCCCGTTGCTCCAGTTGGCGCTTAAAGTCGGCGTTGGACTTTTTTAAGTCCTCAAGCTCAGTCCTTATAGGTTTGAGTTCCTTGTCCTTCATGGACTGTGCTTTTACCTCGACTGCCTCGTTATAGTCCTTCTCTGAATACTTGGGTTTTGACTCGTCCTTGTCGCCCTCTTTGTCGGTCTCTTCGGTTTTTTCCTCTTCCGAAGTTTCGCTTCCTGTCTCCTCCGAAACATCGCTAGACTCTTGCTCCTGTTCCGAAACTTGAGTCTCGTCCTGCTCCAAAGTAGTTTCTGTTGGCTCCGGCATTGTAAAAACCTCCTTAATTTTTGGTAATAAAAAAGGAGTGCCTTTTAAGCACCCCTTCGGGGATGACTGATAACATATATGTTATATTTCGCTTACTTCACGCCTATTGCCCTTAAGCTTTCGGGAATGGTAATTCCTCTGCTACGATAGCTGGGAGAACCACCATAATCCCCCGATTTTACACCGATTGCCCTTAAGTTCTCTGGAATTCTGTGTAACCGTGGTTGATGTTTGCCTAGTTTCTGTCTTAGTTCGATTATGTTATCAGTCATCCCCCTTGTCCTGGTGGGCTTTTCTTCTTCTACTGCTGTTGCTAATGCCGGTATAGCACTCTCCGGTATCCTGTAGTTCTGGACAAACCGCCTTACGATGGCTTCACACTCAGGGGTACTCATCTTTTTATATCCGTTCCAGATAACCAAAGCTGCTTCAGTTTCGGGGTTTTCCTCTCGATACTCCCACCTGTCATCTGCCATCAGGTCAAAGTAATCTTCAATAAGTGGCTGTGCGTCAAGGTAATCCTGGACTATAGGTGGATAGCCCTCCTCTTCGGTAATCAAGTCAAGGTCGATACCCTTGAGGGCAAAGTATATATCACTTCTCAGGTCGGACATGGTGTAAGTCCAGTCTCTAGCCTGAATCTTCTTTTTATCATTAAAGGTCTCAGCACCTTCTAGAGCCTTCTCTCTGGCTTCATTATCTATCATGCCAAGTTTCGGGATACCCTCTTCAATCGTGGCGATAGAATTTTCTACGTCTGTTGGCTGAGTTTCTTCACCACCGAATAGCGCATGTTGAACCTTGCCTATCCAACCGCGCTCCTGTGCATAAAACTCATCATTAGGCATATAGTCTTTGTCGAACATCGCCCTGATTTTGCGTAGTGCCTGGCGGTCAACGTATTTGGTGTCTGTAGCCGATTCCAATATATTTATTAGAGAGGCGTAGAGAGGTATCATGGCATCGCCTAGCCGAGTCATTTTTTCAGGTAACTCAGCCATAGCATATTCATTACCCCGCGCTGCCTCAACGATGGTAAACAGAGCATCCCCCGCATCGATAGCCAGTCCTAGAGGTAGCCCCCCAGGTTGCCAACTAAGCACATTCAGGGGGTCGTATGGGTTTCGCTTCTTGCCTGTAGTCCTGCGGTATAGTTCACCAGAAAGATAACCCATGACCAGAATCCCCATAATGACCTTCCATGCCCTGACTTTCTGCGCTCTGGAGGCTGTAGAGTTCGGTCTAGCTACATTTATCTGGTTATAAAGCCTCTGTCCGTAACTACGGCTAAAGACAAGCAGACTGGTTAATATCCTAGCTGCACTCCCCATTTCCATAGGAGCACGTTCAGCACGGTCATAAAGGAAGTGGGTATTATTGGTTATCTGGCGTGCAATGTTACGTTTAGCAGCCTGCTCTCCACTAATAACCTCACCACCGTAAAAAACTTCATCCAGTGCCATGTACTCTAAAGTCTGTTTCTGTTGCTCAAAGGTAAGGTCATTTAGCCCCGAACCTTTGATAAATTTATCTACATCGCCGTCTTTGTGGTACTGCCTTAAAGCCCTCTCAGCTTTATTTACTGATGCCCAGAAGGAAGCGATACGGTTTACCTCGTCAGAGTAGCCGTAATATGTTATCCCTTTTACCCCCCTGGCCAACTTACTAGAACCCAAGTCCTGCTGTAGTAAGATGTCCCGGGCAAAGGATTTGAACTGGCTCACATAATGCTTTACAAACTCTCTTTCCTCTTCGCTCAATTTGCGGTTACTCGGATTAAGAAAAGCCTCTCTATCAGGGTGAAGGGCAAGATTTTGGTGTAAATTCCTGTAGGATAGATGAGGGGAAAGGAATATCGCACTATAACCGATACTGGCGAACTTTGACAGGAGTTCTATCATGGGAGTTCTATCGGTCATGTACCCCTTCATTTCCTGCATAGATAAAGACAAATCACGCTGTACCTTGCTGGAGTCCTTGAACATATCAGCGGTTTCACTAAATATCCTGTCGAGTTCCTTTAGATAAGGCTCAAGGCTGAGGTTAGACATCTGGTTCACATACTGCTGAGTGCGTTGGATTATGTTGTCCTTCTGGGTAAGAGGCTGAAAGCCCTCCCTTGAATTAAGGTGTCCTTTGCCTACCACGTAATCTTTTATCTTTGGCCGATGCAGCCTGTGGTTGACTGCTATATGTGGCTCATAACCTGTGCCAATAATGCCCCACTCCTGAGTATCAAGGTATTGCCTGAGTGCATCAGCGCCTTTAGATTCATATATCTTGATAGCTTCCCTGATACTCTCCTTCGAGGCGTCGGGTATATCATTTATTATCTGGATTACGTTATCGCCATGTTGCTGGTAAGACCTCCAGAATCTCCAGTAACGGACATCAGGCTGAAAACCAAAAAGAACCTTCTCAATGGCATTGGCTACTTTTATCTCATCCTCAGTAATATTCTCCGGGGATTTCGGTCCCATTTTATGCTTTGAGGCTATATAGTCGCTTACCCTCAGTAAAGCCTCTTCATCACCGGCTATCTTTTTATAGGCGTGGGTAGACGATTCTATCTGCTTCTGGAGTTCAGCAGCTTTGACTTTGTTCTCCAGTCTCTTCTCGTTAGCCCTGAACCAGACATCGTAGAACCTTCCTTTACCTCCGGTCCTGTTCTGGAGTTTCATCGTGTAGTAGCGCATATCCCACCAGGAGGACACTCCCACTGGCTTGCCGTTAATATACGGGTCATTGGATTTGGCTATCCTGTTGTTTAAGTCGCCTATGGCACTGGCTATTTTATCCTTGCCTGTTAGAGACTCAGCAACTTTGGTGTCATGTTCAACAAGACCTAACTCAGCAACGTAGTTCATGTGTTTTAATAGAGCCTTCCCCTCACTCTCGGTAAGGAAAAGATTACTACTCACATAGCGGTCAACTGACACTTTGAGGTATCGCTTGATGTCTTGATATGCTTCTTCAGATAACTTGCCACTGTTTATCAGTTCAGCCTTCAGTGATTTAATGGCGTTCTCAGTACCGAGTGTGACAACTCTCCTACCCTTGATAGTCTTCGGTCTGGCCTTACTGATAGCCTTTAATACCTCTTCTAACTGAGTAGGTGTCATAGAGGTAAGGCGACTGATACCCGTAGTCTTCTTAAATATGTCCCTGCGCTGAGTCTCAGGTAAGCCCTTAAAAGCAGAGATAGCCATGATTTTCTGTCTCATAGCCTTGACATCAGTGCCAGCCTGGTTGACGTTATCTAGTAACTTATTTATGTTGGCCAGTTCCTTCTCAAGTAGCTTGAGGCTCTGTCGAGCTGCCCGAGCCTCATCACCTTTCAATCCCTTCAGTCCTGCTTTGGTAGCCTGAATATTACTCTCAATGTCGGAGTAGATTTCTTTTATCTGTGAGGTCAGGGTTTTAGGGGTTACTTGACCGGCTGATACCTCTTGTGATATAGTAGTTTTAGGAGGAGTAGTAATGCCAAGTCCAGACTTCGCAAGGCTTGAGGATGGTCGAGTTATCGATATTTCGCCTTTGGCTAAAGGTGACTGGATAAAGGTGCTTGATTCTGACGGTAACTGGGTTGACTTCGAGGGTAAACTAGGTGCTACTTTTGACGCAAGATACCTAAGTGAAGAAGAAATTCGGACCTTAAACTCAGTTCCTACACCGAGCCAGTAATTATTCCATAAGTCGTAACTCGT